GCTGAAGCTGAATTAACAGCTTTATTATCTGAGTAAGTGGCAGCAGAAATTGACCGTGAAATTTTAATTGACTTACGTAAAGGTGCAGCATGGCAATTACGTTGGGATTACAACGGATGGAAAAGACTTCCTCAATCTACAGCTTATACTCAAAAAGAGTGGAACCAAACGTTAATGACTGCTGTTAACCAAATTTCAGCACAAATCCACAAATCTACATTGAGAGGTGGAGCTAACTGGGTTGTTGTTTCTTCTGAAGTATCTGCAGTATTTGACGATTTAGAATACTTCCACGTATCTAACGCATCTCCTGAACAAGATCAGTATAACATGGGTATCGAAAGAGTAGGTTCTTTACAAGGACGTTACACTATCTACCGTGACCCTTACGCACCAGCATATTCAATTTTGATTGGTCACAAAGGTAAATCATTGTTAGATACAGGTTACATCTACGCTCCGTATGTACCTCTACAATTAACACCTACAATGTATAACCCGTTTAACTTCGTACCAGTTAAGGGTATAATGACGAGATATGCTAAGAAGATGGTTAACAACCGCTTCTATGGACATATCCGTGTAGACGGTTTACGTACATTTGATGTTAGAGAATTGAGATAATCTGTTGAAAAACATCATTTTAATTAAAAAAAGGGGGATTTCGGTCCCCCTTTTCATTTTATAAAATTTTTTTTTACTTAAAATATAAACCATTTAATTTTAATCCTAAAAATTAAAATCTATTTTAATAAACCATTTAATTTTAATCCTATTATACTTATATTTATTTTAATAAACCATTTAATTTTAATCCTAATGAAAAAAAGTGTTTTAACAAAAGAAATAATAAATAAAATAATAGAATTGTATGTTACAAAAACAGTACCTAGTACACATGAATTAGGTAAGATGTTTAATATGGGTCATAAAAAAATCTCTACAATACTAAAGGATAATGGTGTAGAGATTAATAAAAAAGGTGGCCAAAAAAAATACTCAGAAAAAATATTTAATCAGGAAGAAATTGATAATACTTTATCATCAAAAAATAAAAAAATTATAGCCATTTGTAAAGTTACGGGTAAAGTTTATAATGACTATAGTAATAAATCTGGTACACTTATATTACATATAAAGGATAATTTTAAAGACACAATTATACCTAGTCAATATAAAAGAAATATGTTATTTAAAACTACTGGTAAATATTGGCACGAAAATTTCTTTAATCTAATGGAAATTGATATTGAACAAAAACCTGTTAGGAAATGTAGGTATTGTGAATGGTCTACCATAGATATAGATAATAAAAGTGGTTATTATGAAAACCATTTAAAAGTTACTCACAATAAAACTTTAGACCAATATTTAAATGATTTTCCTGAAGATTCTATATTACATAAAAACCATGTAGAAAGAGTTAAAAGATATGAATATCTCTCTAATGATGATAATTCTGTTACTTGTGAAATATGTGGTGAAAAGTTTGGTATGATAACTAATACCCATTTAAAAAATACTCATAACATAACAATGAAAAAATATGTTGAGTTATACGGAAACCCAAAAATAGTGTCAAATAGTATATCACATTATTTAAGTGAAAAGGCAATATATAACAATGAACATGTTATAAAATATTCAAGTGTGTCCAAAGAAGAGACAGAATTGGTTGAATTTATAAGAAATTTAGGGTCGGAAGTTATTACAAATGATAGAAAAATTTTAAAGGGTAAGGAAATTGATATAATAATACCTGAATTAAAAATAGCCATTGAATATAATGGTATCCTATGGCATTCAGAAGACTTTGGTGGTAAGGACCTAAATTACCATCTAAATAAAACGTTATTAATGAATTTTGCTGGATATAAACTTATACATATTTTTTCAGATGAATGGTTAACAAAAAAGGATTTAGTTAAGGAAAAATTAAAACATATTCTAAATAAATCTAATTCCACTAAAATTGGTGCGAGAAAATGTACTATAAAAAAGGTTGATTTTCATTTGAAAAATGATTTTTTAAATCAATACCATATACAAGGTGAAGATTTATCACCTATAAGTTATGGTGCCTACTATAATGATGAACTTGTAGGTGTTATGTGTTTTTCAAATAATAGGGGTATGAATAACGCTAAAAATGATAAAAATATTTTTGTTTTAAATAGATTTGCCACCAATCATAATTACGTTATTAGTGGTTTAGCTAATAAAATGTTAAAACAATTTATAAAAGAATATAACCCACATAAAGTAATAAGTTTTGCTGATAGAAGATGGACTTTAACACATAATAATAATTTATACACTAAACTAGGTTTTAATTATTTAGGTAATTCTAAACAAAGTTATTTTTATTTCAAAAAAAGTAACACCAATGATAGATTCCATAAATTTAGAATGAGTAAGAAAAATTTAATTAAAAAATATAATTTCGATAAGTCATTAACAGAATGGCAAATGATAAAGAATCTGGGGTATGACAGAATATGGGATTGTGGTTTATTTAAATATGAATTAATTTTAAAATAAAAGAAGATATTTATTAATATGAATCTTAAAAAAATAATAAGAGAAGAACTCGATGATTTTGATTGGGTGGATGAGATGGATCCTGTTGGGGATGTGTTGAGTTTTTTATATGAATTAGATGAGATTAAAACTAAATTAGATTTGGCTAGTCAAGATTACTCAAGTTATAATTTGAAGTATGATTTTGACGAATCTAAAGATCACATATTTATAGTTTATGACTGGAGTACACCTGAAGAAGGTTCTACTGTTGGGATGGAGTTATATTATAAAGAATACCCCTTAAAATTAATTATAAATGAAACAGGATCATCTATATATGGGGACATCAAAAACACAAACATAAAAACATTTAAATCTTTAAATGAAGTTTATGATTATATTAAATCTTACTTTGGGTGGGTAAACATTTATTTAGATTTAAATGAATCCCAAGATGACGACTTTAGTTGGATAAATGATATTTCAGACAAATGGGAACCAAAAGTAGGGGATAAATTTATCTGTAAAAATGGTTTTAGTAGGGTTAGTCGGTCTATTAATCCTGAATATGGTGGTGCAGCATATAAACCTGGTAAAATTTACACTATAAAAAGTATTGCTCCAAATACTTTTCATGACGATGAAACAGTATTCTTCACTGAAGAGGATGAACATAATAACGGTGTTTATAAAAAAGCTACAGAACCATATTTTGAATACCTAAATGAATCCGAAGAAGACGATTTTGACTGGGCTAGAGGTGAAGTTATTTTTACAATTAATGATATTATAGGTAAAAAATGTACTTATAGAGAAAATAATTTAGATGAATTAGAAGAAGAATATAATCTTTCCATCTCTCAACTTAAAAGAGGTGACGTTGATTTGGGCCCTATCAGATATAATAATCTGTATTCTTATTGGTTAGTGGATAGAATAGAGGGTGATAATGTTATTCTTAATTTAGGTAATACTGAAATAGATTATTCAATAGAAGAAGTAGAACAATACGTTAATCTAGGTGTATGGGTTTTATTTGATGAAACTGGTAATATTTTAAACGATTTTTCTAAATAAAAAAAAAGGAGTATTTAAACCCCCCTTTTTTTATTTATTCCTGAACACCTCCAAATAATCAATACCAAATGACCTTAGTTTTTCACCTAAATCGTAATCGTTAGGGGTTTCAAGAATTAATTTTTTAATATGATTGATTACTTCTTCATAGGTATCAGCTAAATCCCCAATAGAATTAATATCATTTAAAGCCAAATTCAAAGTTTTTTTATCTAAGGGCTTCATATTAATCTTTTAAATTTCTTTTTGTGGCCTCTTGTTTATTTGTAGAACCATTCTCCAAACGGTCATAAACAATATTTAAAATCTCTGGACCAATCAATGAAGTAAATTTCATGATTTGTGGAACACTCATTTGTGAGTCTTTAACATCCCAAGCTGTAATTCCATCTTCTTTATTTCGGTCATTATGGAAAGCCACTTTAGACATCATATTTGTACGACACTCACTGTCTTTAACAGTTTTATCGATAACAAAAACTAACACCCCATTCTCAGTGTACTGTTTGAAGTACTTCCCATAGTTATGGTCCTCACTAGCCACACACCATTTTGTAGCTTTACCGTACATGTTAGAACTACGAGTAGTTAATGGGAAAACTACCAACCATTTATCATCTTCATAGATAACTTCGGTTTCTTTCTTTTTAACCTCAGAACGAGTAACTTTTTCTTTAGCAAATTTAACTGCTTCAATAATGTCACGATTAGATTCATAAGAATAGATATCCTTATTCTCCAAAAGATTACGTTGTGAAAGGTCTTCGAAATCTTTGATAATCTCAAACATTTCTTTAAATGTCTCATTCTTCAATTCATTATGAATCCAATCAACCCAATCTTTGGTTTGTTTAATCATAAACGGTAGATACTTATTTGACTCAGTTGGGTCATTATCTGCTAAAACCTCAATAACATCAATTGAGTATTCAGGGTTAATTACTTTAAGGTCTTTCTTTTTTGCCATCTTATTTCTTTTATTGATTATTTATACAAACTTAAAACTTTTTTATTTATGTGTCAAATTATTTTTTATATTTTTTTTATTGTTTTTAACTGAACACAGTACAAATATAGTAATTTTTTCTAATTACACAGATATTTATATAGAAATATTTTTATGAAAAATAGAATAATAAGACTTAACGAAGAAAGTTTAGAAAAATTAGTTAAAAAAATTATAGCTGAAGAAGGTGAAGGTTCTTCACAAAAGAAAACAACAATGACAAAACACCCAGCTTATGGTGTTATTGACGAATTAGGTAGAAATTTAGAACAACTAAAAACTAAATTTAAAGATGGTATTGCTGATGCCGTTTCTGGTACAGATGGTTACCATAGTGAAATAGATAAATTCTCTAGTGATTTCACTAACTTTATTGGTAAACTTGAGAAGTTAAAAGAAAAAATTAATGACTACCAAGTGATTGATAATGCTAGACACAAAGAAATGAAAGAAAAACAAATGCAAGAAAAAAAGAAAATGCATTATATGGCTAAAGAAAAGGCTAGAAATAACGGTAGAAATTATTCCTATTAATGAGAAAGAGAGACAAATTAAAAGTAATCCAAGAAGCTAATCAAAGATTAGAAGAAAAAGCTATAGGGTTTAAAACTGCTGGTGATAATAGAGTACAGACACTGGTTCAAAAAAAACTAAATTAGGGTTTAAACCATCTAAAGATGAAATGGACTGGGAGAAGATGGGTTTTAAAAGTGATGAAGATTATAAAAAATTTTTAGATACTAAAATGAAAGATCTAATTGATAAAATCAAAAATACCCCTGAATTATTAGCAGTATTTAAAAGATTACACGATAAATAATAAAAAAAAAAGGTCTGATTTCTCAGACCTTTTTTTATCTCCAATCTTTTTCAGATACAATCTCAAACTGATAAATGTCATTATAAGTTCTAATTTGATTTCCAGATTCTATTTTAATTTCCATAAAATAGTCGTTAGGTATAAACCAAGATGTATCAATTAAAAAGAAATTACCATCTGGTGTTCTACTAACCTCGTTCCAATCAATATAATCTATCTGTGTTTCTCCTTCTTTAATGTATATTCTATAATATATTTTATCTATCGCTTGTGACTGGTCAAATGTTAAAGGTATTCTAGCAGTAACATCTACTCTTCTAGTATCACCTCCTTTTATTTTTTCTCTTCTTTTAATACCATGTATAGCAAATTCATACTCAAAAATTGATCTATTGTTAGCATCATTAACACCTAAACCAAAAGCTCCAGCACTATTTGTAGAACCTACATTATAATAATTAGCTTTATCTTGTACAATAAACTCTAATTCAACATCACCAACATTATAACCATTTATAGTAACGTTTTCCCAAACGTCTCTAAATTGTATGTTACCACAATAACCACTTACTGGGTCACTAGGTACATTTATGTTAACACAATAAACACCTGTTGTAATTTGTTCTATTTCAGAAGGTAATAGTGTTTGGTACACATTATCATTCTGGTCATATATAGAAACACCTGTAATATTCGCATTAACACGTTCTCCACCCGCATTAACATAAAGACATAGTTTGTTAGTCTTATCTAAGTAAAACTTATCTCTATCGTCTCTAATGGTGTCATCGTAAGATGTTTCCATAAACGGTTCATAAACAGTTTGAGTGTCACGAGTAAAAAATCCAACATAATATATGTCTGGTTGTGGAGCCGTTTCTAAAGCGTATTCAAAAGCAACACCTAAATTTACTTCGGTTACACCACTAAGTATTAAATTATTTACATAATTTGTAACATCTACATATAAATTTTCATCACCCTTGTCAAAATATTGTGTGCCAACAATTAAATTCGTTGTTGTCCCTGTGTAACCAGTCCCAGTACCAGGCCACCACTGTGTAGGATCTATATAAACACCTTCTTGTGACCAAGATGAGGATAACTCTCTATCAAACCAGTTTGTCGGTCCAACACAGTAAGCCTTATCATTAACATTACAACCAACACTTAAAGCATCAATATAATCGTAACCTATACCTTCAGTCCAAGGAGTTTCAGGTATTTCAAAAACAATTAAATTAAAACCAGTTGCTCTTTTAACATCACCACAAGAAGCGATAACTGTTTTACATACTGGTTCTCTATCAAATGCACTAGTATTAGTTAAATTTATAGTGTGCTTAATATCCGCTAAAAAAATCTCACTATTATTAACTTTTTGTATAATATCTGTTAAATCTAGATTAAATAAGTATCTAGAATAAGTGGTTGTATTTAAATCTTTTGAGGCACCATAAAAAATTTCAGCAATAGGGTTTCTTCCCGTATTAACATCTGAATTTCTTACAATTACCGTATCTTTTGTGAAATATGTTCTGGTAATATTCATTAGAATCTTTTATTAATAAATATCTAATTGATCCTAATGTTCGGTGATAATAATTTATTTAAATCAAATTTAAGTATTTCTGGTTTTGAATTAGCGTCAGTTGATGGTAAACCAGGATATGGGTGATTATGATTTGCTACATAATCTCTAAGTAATTCTAAAAATTCTATTAAAAAATTACCACGTATCATTTGTTGTAGTTCTAGATGTGTACGTTCAATGTCAGCATCTGTTTCAAGAATAGGGTTAATCTTAGTAATACCTGGAGCACCTTTTTCACCATTCTTATGTGATACAAAACTAATAAAATCAGCAAATAACATTGCGTGTGTACTAGGGGTTTTGTTTGTATTACTCACACCATTTGTTAACACCTTCAATCTAAAATATGCCGGATTCTTATCGTTTAAAGCTAAATTAGTATTGGTTTCATCATATATTAATTTACCAGCTCTTATTAAAACCTCACCACCCCTAGTAATATTACCTCTTTTATCTTGGAAGGTAGGCATAACTATATCAGCATTATTTCTTGATGAAATAGCAACATCTAATGGTTGTGCAAACCCACCAGTAAAATCACCTCTTTTATTTAATTGGATAGTATTTGTTGGGTCATCTAATGCATATATAACGGCAGTGTTCATTGTTGAAGTAGCCGTTGTTTTATCATCATAACTAAATTTATTCTTAAAAGACATTATAGGTCCAACCCATTCACGATTCAATAACGGGTTATTTAAATCAAAAATAATGACTTTGACCATTTCACCTAACTTAGGGGTTACCTGGAAATGTCTAGGTAAAAATGGTGTAGACCAAGGTATTTCTACACAAGTACTATTACCAGCATTCTGTGAAACATCTTTATTAGTAAATTCGTTTAAATTATTTAAAGATTTACCGTCTACAATTTGTGTTACTTCAGAACCTTGTGATTTATAATATTTTTTACCATTAGTACCATTATTTTCAGTTTGTTTACAAAAAATTTTCTTATTAATATCTACTTTAGGTATTCTAACTTTTATTCTACCAGCATTTAATGGGTCATCAATATGGACAACTTCACCTATATAAACATTTTGTACAGCACCAGCTGAATTTAGTGCCATAGCACCTAATTCTTGGTTAGAAAATTTACCATTACGAGGATTTGCCATTAATTTTTATTTAAATTTCTTTTATTAACTTCTTCAGTTATTTCATTATAATCAGATTCGATAGACATCCAATAATCGTAAAGTTTGACTATTTGAAATTTAACCTTTTCAAACTCATCTCTTTTTTCTTTTTGTAATAAAAGTAAGTCTGAATTATTTTTATTTTGTAACTCTGTTTTTTTCATATTATTGAATTAATCCTGTTCCCTTACCTAATGTTAATGTTTGACCTACTACTGCCACTGGACCACCAGCATTACCCCCAGAACCTTGTATTGTTTGACCAGGTAACACTGTTACAGTTATTCTAGCATCACTAATTAAAGCGTTAACAATCTCTTCAACCCTTATCCTTTCCATTTTTTCACTAATATTATCGGTACCATCATCTAATACACCTATTGGTGCACCAGCTTCTGACTGCCTTTTTATTATATTAGCGGCTATTTTTGTTGCAGATAATCCAGGTCTCAGTGTTGACGTTAGTGTTTGTACCTTACTCACATTTGGTGCTGGTATCACTGGTACTTTAAAAAGTTTAAGTAATGCTTTAATAACTTGTGGAGCTTTACTGAAATCTATATTATTGTTACTATCTATATTACTATTCATATTAAAATTTTTATTTACCTATTAGTTCACTAATGGATTCTACCCTACTTTTTATTTCATTAATTATTTTTAATATTTTTATATAATTTTCAGCCTGGTCAGCTAATATTTTAGCTAATAATTTTTTAGCTAATTTTATAACTTCAGCTTTAATTCTATCGTATAAAAATTCAATTAATATCGCGTATATCTCTTTAATTATACATGACATAGGTTCACGTAACTTTTGTATAAAGTTACCTGTTCTAGTACCTTCTAATGTATTTGCCTGGAAATCTAATGCCGGACCGTTTACCATAGATTCACACATCTGGAATAGTGTTACTATAGCTGGTGACAAAGCAAAGTTAGTGAAGATTGATGGTAAATTTTTAAATATTTCAGATATGATATTTAATTCTACATTTTTTTTATTCTCATCACTAACATCTACTGTAGATTGTTTTATTAAATTATTAGTAAAACTAACCATAGATTCTTTAACTAATGATGGTCTTGAGTCATTCATCTTATTAAATGAGTCATTAAAAGAATTTAAGTCAATAAAAGACTCACCAAATCCACAACCTAAATCAGCTAAATTTACTCCATTATAAATTGCGTTAGCTTTATTTGATATTTCATCAAGTTCAGCTTTATTAAAAGTAAAAAAATCATTTTCGTAAACATTTGTAGTAGTTGTAAAAGATTCTTTCTCAATGATTTTGTCAACAAGTTTGGCTAATTTAACCTGGTTTTCTATCCAATCTAAACCAAATTCACCTAACGATGATACTGTACCATACATATTGTCAATTATTTTTGTAACTAACTGACTAGGTTTAAATAACTGAACACTGTTTAACATAGCCCAAACAAACGTTTCAAAACTTTTATTAGAATAACTATTATTTAATGAAACTTGGATTGTACCAGTCTCGGCCGTAAAAGTCATGTCAAGCAAATCACCCCATGAAGCTGAACCAGTTTGAGTAGCATCACGTAATACTTGGTTAAAATCTTTATTAGCTAAATTTTGACTAGTATTACCACTAAATTCTACTTTAGTGTAATAGAATTTACCCATCTCCGTACTTGGGTCTGGTTTTAACATGTCGTTAAGGTCTATGTTTAATATTGAAGTCTGGAATACCGTACCGGCTGTTAAAGTAAAATCGAAGTTTTTAGTATATGTTTCTATTATTTTTTCAGCAATTTTATCCTTTATCTTCTGTTCAATCTTATCTGATTTAACTAAGAATTTATTCAACTCTGTTTTCATTTCAGATGAATCTACTAAATTTTTTAGTAAATCCATAAACATAGGTATTAGATTACCTTTTTTACTTTTTACGGATTGGAAAGTCTCTTCACCCTTTTTAAAGGCAGGAAAATTTTCTTCAATACCTTTAACTACTGATATTTGACCAAATAATGCATCTTTATCTTCTATAAAACCCATTATTAATTTTTATCATCATCTTTTGTCATGATAGTTCTTAATAACTCAACATCTTCAGGCGTTAATTGTCCGTTACTAACATTACTATCTAAATTCTCACCCTTAAAAATTAATTGACTCATCAACTTAACTATTGTTAATTTTTTATCAATAGTACTATCAACCAACTTTAATAAATCAGTATTAGCTTTATTTAAATTAACTAAGTCATGAACATCCTCAACCTCTACCGCTTTTTTATTTTCATTTATTTGTCTAATAGCAGTACTACGTTGTTCCACTAGTTCATTGTAAGCTTCTTGCGCTATAGATAAAAAACTATCGGTACTTAATTTAACGTCTTTTTTCTTTGGTCTTGCCATGGTAATTTTATATATAAATATTTGTAATAAGGATTTTATAAATCGTCTTTTAACATTTTATATATAGTTTTATATCTTTTCATTGCGTTACGAATATCTTTAGTATTTAATGAAGTCATATTTCTCATATATAATAAAATTAAATTTTTATTATACTTTTTGTTTTTACTAATTTCATCACTAAAAATATTATCCCACTCGTCTAAAATTTTAATCAATGAGTTACCAACTTTTAATTCGTTTTCATTTAAAATTTTATTCTCCATCTCTTCTCTAATACTATCAGATATTTTAGATATAAATAGACTTAGATCAACAGTATCATTATCAATTTCATAACTGTTCTCAACATCCTCTTCAATTTGAGTAGAGAAATCTTCGTAAGGTAAAATAGATTTGATTTTTTTATCGTCTTTAATTAGTCGACCTAATAGATATCTTTTACAGATAGTACCAAAGTATGAATAAGATTTTTTATCCTTATCTGGTTTAAATTTGTGGAATTTTATCATTAAGAATGATAAAGCATCTGAATGGGCATCTTCAAATGAGGTTGTTTTTGGGTATAATTTATACTTACGTATAATACTCTCTACCATTTTATCTAAAGGGTACCTTAAATGGTCTTTATATATCTTATCCCTTTCTCTAGATTGTTCTGTGCTTCCAGACCATCTATAATTATCAAGGGCACTAGGGTCAAAGACCATAGTGCCAATTGAAATAAATTTTCTTACAGCTTCTTCTTCATCTACATCAAAATAAGATTTTTTATCACTAGGTTTTCTACCCCTAACTTTTTTCTCTGACATAAATTAAGCAACATTTTCAACATCATATTTTATACCTCTATCAGTTTTAAAATAACATTCTTTTCTAGCCGTATTGTACCAAAATCTAGATTCATTAGGGTCAATAATTTCTCCTTGAACATTTTTGTATCTCCAAAACAATGAATCAGGTCTCATATTAACTTTTTTGTACCCAATTTTAGGGATTACCATAATTTTCTTATCATAATAACTCATTCTTAAAAGAAGTTCGTAGTTAAAGAACATTTTAACATTTCCTTTTAAACCACCAACACCAGTAAATACATCTTTCTTAATTACAGACCCTGAAATTTGGAAATTAGGGAAGTTCAATAAAGCGTCATTATCTAAGAATCCCATATTTTCACAAAAGTCTTTTGCCCATACAGGTTCGTTTGTAAAGTGAATGAATTGGTTATCAGTATTCACGTCTAATACTATTGGTAAAAATACATCTACATCTTCGTAACTATTCTTATATGTAACGAAATTATCAAACCAGATATTAGAGTATACATCATCAAATTCTAAAATCGAAAACCATTCTGTTTCTGTCTTGTTTACACCAAAGTTAATTTGTGAACAAAAATCTGTTTCACCATCATTTTCAACAATTGATACTATTTCAGAGAGCTTATCTCCAAAATCATAAGATTCTAATTCTTTTTTCAAATCCCCGTTTTTTGGGATTACTATTAACAATTTAGTAGGTAAAACTTTTTGTTCTCTAACACTACCAATAGCATTAGCAAAAAGATTTTTTTCTTCCTCATTAAGTGTTACAACTGGTAATATTACTGTTAAATTACTTTCCATTATTCATTAATTTTTTCTTCAACATTATTTTCTTCATATTTTTTTAAAGCTTCAACAAATTCATTTGTTCTGTTGGTAAACAATTCGCCGTAAACTTCCTGAATTTTTTGTTTTTGGATTTCTGGTGTAAAGTTATTCACAGTCTCTTCCATACTTTCAAATAATTCTTCTGGATGGTTATCTTCTAACCAAGCTTGTAAGTATTTAGATAAAATCTCTGGAATAGCATTAATACTGTCAACCCATATACCATTTTTATCAGTCATCCAACCATTAAGTAGATTAGGAATTTTACCAATAACTGGTGTACCACATTTCATAGATTCAATAGCGAACCCACCAAATCCAGCAACATCGTCAACCCAAACAGAAACACAAGATTCAGCTAAAGCTTTAGAAAATAAATCTTTAGACATACCTCGCATATCTCTAAAAGTGACCCATTTTAAATGTGGGTATTTTAAATAAAAAGTTTTAAATATCTTTACTGTGTCTCTTTGGTCTCTAGTAAAAATAGCTACGATAGGTTTTTTAGGTTTTTTAGGTTTAGCAAATGTATCGTCTACACTAACTGGAATAACACTAGTTTTTACCGTTCCGTTGAATAAACTTTCAATATAAACTTTTTGTGGTTCAGTTGTTGTAATACAATCTGTAATACCGTAATCTCTCCACCCTTTACCTGGTTGTAAAGTTTCTGTGATGTAATCATAAGCCTGACACAATACAACTCTTTTAGCGGGTAATTTAGCCGTTTGTTCCATTACATTAGCAAATAATTCAGGTATGATAACAAAATCTGTTGGTGTTACCTTGATAGACTGGTCTTCGATAGAAGCGTGTGGTAAATTACCGTATTCTTCACCTAACCAACCTTTAATGTAGTTAATTTGATTATCTTTGTAATCATTTTTTTCGTGTAAAACAAAGGCTTTATAACCCAATTCATTTAAAACTTTAACGTGTTCGTAGATGTTAGAAACTGAGCCAACAGGTGACCCTTTAGTGTCAATAACAAAAAAATAAATTGCGAAGTCTTTATTCTCCATTTTCCCTAAATTCTCCGTAAGAGATTTTACGATTTCTTCTTTATTATCCATTTTTCTTTATAATTTTATGTTTTAATAATGTGTTAAATGCCAGTCTAAAAGGTATTGACAATTGGTCACCCAATTTCGTTATACCCATAGATTCGTCTATAACACCGTTTTCATTTAATACTGTATCAGTCATTGCTTTAATGATTTCCCATTTAGCAACATCGATTAATTGGTGGTCTTGTTGACCTACCTCATTTTCACCATCCTCTTCGTTCTCAACTAATAAAGGTTTTTGAAAAAGTTGGTCTACTGACCCGTCAATTCTTATGTAATCAGATATTTTATCTATATCAAAATAAAACTCTTCTTTAGCTATTTTAAATAATCCTTCCATAGTTAATAATTAATCATAATTTTACAGATGTAAACTTTATAGAGTCCATTCTCCCTTACCATTTGTTAAAATATTTTCTATTGAGTTTAAGGATGTTGAATCTAATTCTTTAATTGATTTGATAACAATATTTGATTGTGTTAATAATTTATTAAAATCTTTTTCTACTTTAACACAAACTTTATTCTCTGGTTTACTTGTAATAATTTTTGGGTGATCTGTTATCATAACATCCACATGATCCCAAACAGATTCATTATCTAAAACAAATTTTATATTTTGACACATACATTTTGTTTTAGATAAAAAGAAAAGTGTCGATGGGATCGATAACCCTATTTCACGACTTAATAGAATAAATTCATGGTTTGGGTTTTCTAAAATTAATTGATTAAGGCTCTCAACTACTGAGTTAGTAGATTCTCCGGCATAACCAAATATTTCTAATGTACATTTTTCATAAAGAAATTCCTCTACTGTTACCTTAGTTTTTGTTTTTACAAAGTCTATTGTTTGTTCCTCTTCCATAAAAGAGGACTCTTCAAAATCTGGGTTAAACTCTAACTCAGCTTGTTTAGTTTCTTCTTCTGGGAAGTGTAACCATTTATCAAACTCATAATCTAAAATTTTAATCCCGTCTTCATTTTCATTTTCAGGTGGGAAATATTTTTGGTGTGTGTCCTCTATTTTACCAAAAAGGTCACGTAAAACACCGTCTATTGATAATCCTATTTTCATTTTTTTATAACAGTATAAATTTTAAGTAATTCTTTTTTATCAAGATTTTTTATTTGTGAGAATAGTTCAATAGCCTCCTCAATATTACTAGCTTTTAATTGTTTGATGGTTTCACCAAATCTATTCATTAGATGGTAATTGTCCATAATTAATTTTTTCTTTTAGTATTAGGTATACGTCCGTCAGCCAAAGCTTTTTCGTAATTATCTATAATCTTAATAAGTAATGGGTCTCTAACTATATCATCCCTATCAAATCTAAAATGGAACATCTGGTCGTCTTCACCTAAAATTTCTTTAACAAAGAAATCTAAGGCCACATACTTTTCATTAATATCATTCTGTCTTGAATCTCCGATAATTGTTATTTTAGAACCTTCACCAAAACGAGTAATTGTTGTCATTAATTGTTTAATGTCAGCGTTTTGCATCTCATCACAAATAATGAATGAATGTTTAAAAGTACGACCCCTCATATAGGCAATAGGTTCAAACTTAATTGTACCATTATCTATTAACATTTTAAGAGTTCTACCGTCCATCATTTCAATTAAGTTATCTAGGAAGGATTCCATAAATGGTTGTACTTTATCTTTTTCAGACCCAGGTAGAAACCCTAAATCTTCACCAGAAGTCTCTAACGGTTTAACCAAAACAATTCTTTTAATTTCACCTTTTTGTAAAGCTTTAACCGCCGCCCAACAAGCTGTAAAAGTTTTCGATGTACCTGGAGGACCGACAATAGTAGAAATTCTAGAATTTTTTATACCATTAAAAAGTTCGTATTGTTTATCTGATAATTTAACAGTTTTATATGAACCAAATTCTTTATTGATTGAGTCATTGTTTAAATACTCGTCATAAGCCTCCTGAGTATTAATTTTACCTTTTTTTCTGACCATACTATTTTTTTAATATATATTTATTTATTTCATTAGTTATTCTACCATAAAAATCAAAGTATTCTTTAGATTTTTCATAATTCTCTTCTATAACATTAATTGATTTCTCATAAAAATCCATATCTAAAGTTTCTAATATAAAATTTAATTCATCTATATTTTTAAATTTTATAATACCTTTTTCGTTAAAGATTTCACCTATATTAGAACACCCCCAATATATCGGTATGGTTTTAGTAGATAAGCAGTCTATTAATTTTTCTGTAACCCAATTCTTTCTAGAACAGTTTTCGATTACTATATGATATTTTGAATCTTCAAATAGAATATTTTTACTTTCGATTCTAGGTGGTGTCATTATTTTTAATAACTCAAAATTATTAATACTTGTTTTATTTGACAAATAACCCCATACTCCATGTCTCAATATGTGACCTGGGGCATAATTTTTATTAGATAAAATAAATGATATTTTATTTCTTTTATTAGGTTTAAAAGAATCAAAGTCTATCCAACACGTACCAAAAATAAATTTTTTAGCATTATCACAAGAATCTAAAATATCTTCATCCCATGTTAAAATTAAATCAAATATTTTATGGTTTTCTATAAAAATTTTTTTTTGATCTTGTATTTCTGGTGGTTCTATTTGTACCAAAACTTTTATATTAGATGTTTTAGAATGTTCTAATGTATCAAAAGAAATACTAACATCTGTATTGAAGTACATATCATGGTCTAGTGAACCGAAAGTTTTAGCCTTTATAAGATTATTTTTCATTATCGTAAAATTTTACCCAGTATTCAATCATTTCATCTATCATCGATTCAAATGTGTACTTGGGTTGCCAAAGTAGCTCATTTCTTAATTTTGATGAATCTCCTTTTAAATTCTCCAATTCTTCAGGTCTAAAATGTTTTTCGTTAACAACAATGTAATCTAAATAATTTAGACCTAATGAACTAAATGTGTATTCACACAAATCTTTCACTGAATGAGATATCCCAGTTGAACAAACATAGTCGTCTGGTTTATCTGATTGTAACATTAACCACATTGCCTCAACATAATCTTTAGCATGACCCCAGTCTCGTGTTGCGGATAAATTACCTATATGTAATTTATCTTGTAACCCTAAACTAATCCTAACTGCTGCTTTAACAACTTTGTTAGTTACGAAGTTTGTTCCTCGTCTTGGTGATTCGTGATTAAACAAAATCCCATTCCATATATTCATTCCGTATGAATTTCTATAATTTTTACAAATATTATATGAAAACACTTTAGCACATCCATAAGGTGATACTGGATTCATTGGGGTTGTTTCTCTTTGATACCCGTCAGGGTCAATATTATTACCAAACATTTCTGATGATGAGGCTTGATATACTTTAGATTGTGGTGATACCATCCTAACTGCCTCTAACATATTTAATGTACCAATACCAGTAACATTTGCTGTATATATCGGTTGGTCAAAACTAATCCTAACATGTGATTGTGCAGCTAAATTATATATCTCATCTGGTTTTACTTTTTGTAAAACCCTTATTAGTGATGCCATATCAGTTAAATCAGCATACTCTAAATTTATTTCCCCAAGCAGATGGTCGATTCTAACAGATTGTGTTTCCGACACTGAGTTTCTTTTAACAGTACCCCAAACTTCATAACCTTTTTTTAATAAAAATTCTGCAAGATAAGAACCGTCTTGGCCATTTATTCCCGTTATTAACGCTTTTTTCATTATTAATATTCAATATTTAATATATTAGTTATTTTTAAAATATCTTCTTTTGTTAAATCCTGGTGATTAGGTAAGTAAAACCCATATTTATCTACTAATTCACAGTTAGGTAAATTTTCTTTATTACCTTTCCACATAGGTTTATTTGCCATATTACCGGCAATTAATGGCCTAACCTCAATACCAGAATTTTGTAATTTTAATACAATATCATTTCTTTTCTCAGTAATTACTGGTATAGCGAAGCTAGATACAAAATCACCTTCATGTTCTATTAACTTTAATTGATTGTTTTTTAAATTTTCTTTATAAAAGAAAAAATTATCTCTTCTTTTATTTGAGTAGGTGTCTAATTTATCTATAGCCCTTAAACCTATAAATGCTTGTAAATCTGTCGCTCTAACGTTCATACCTGGTAGATAGAAATTATATAAAGCATCAAAATCAGAACAATTATGTTTCACTCTAAGTTCCTTTTGAATTTCTTCAGGTAAATCCCTATCCCAACCATGACTTCTCATCATTAATAATTCATGATAAAATTTCTCATCATTTGTGTTAATAAAACCACCTTCAATGGTAGATAAATGATGTCCGAAGTACATTGAAAAAAATGAAGCAAAACCAAAAGACCCCAAATATTTACCATCAAACTTAGACCCCATACTCTCACATACATCTTCCAAAAGAATAACATCATATTTATTACACAATTCAATAACCTTATCCATTCTAGGTACTAACCCTAGTGGTGAAACAAGTATAAAAACTGATGGGTTGTGTTGTTTAAATAACTCTTCCAAATGATTTAAATCACAAGATAAATCTTCTAAATTACAATCACACATTATAGTATCATAACCCAACAACATAGGTGAACTAACATCAGTCGCCCAACTTAGTGCTGGTACAACTATTTTAAGGTTTTTTAAACGATTAGTTTCCTTTAATGTTGCTAAAGTTAATAATATTGAGGAAGACCCTGAGTTAACAAATACCGAATACTTTGTACCCATTTTTTTGGCCCATTTTTTTTCTAATTCCCATGTGAGTTCACCTTTGGTTAATCTAGGTGTTTCTTCTTGTGACAACCAATCTATTAGACTATTTATGTCTTCTTTATTTATTGTATCATTAACTAATTTTATCATTGTATTCTTTATATTTTTTATAATAATCTGATATACCTTCACTTAGAGATATAAAATTATAATTAGGTATTAATTTATTTAACTTATCAATACTTAAATCTTTTCTTAATTGACCGTTTGGTTTTGTTTTATCGTATAAAATTTTTAAATGGTTTGAATTTGTAGAATCTAAAGCTATTTTGGCAATATCTGTTATACTAACATTTTCTCTCGTAGCTAAATTAAATGAATCAGTAATATCTTTATCTAATATTATTTTTATAATATTAGCCACATCACTAGCATGCATAAATTGTCTTAATGGGGTTCCGTCACCATATAAAGTTATACTATCATCGTTATTAGTATTAGCTAAATATATTTTTTTAATTAACGATGTCACAAAATGACTTTTTGTCTCCTCGTCTTTATCGGATTCACCGTATAAATTACATGGTGATATATAATTATATTTTGTGCCGTGTTCTTCATTACTGGCCTCTATTTGTACAGCTAAAGCTCTTTTTGCCATACCATATGAAAAATTAGTCTTTGTAGGGGGCCCAAGGTGAAGGTCGTCTTCACTCATAGGATAATGTTCAACAACATCAGGAAATATACAACTACTTAACACACCTAAAAATCTATCCACACCAAACTCTCTAGCGTATTTAACCATAAAAGTATTCATTAAAACATTTTCCTCAAAGTATTCGGAAGGGTGGTATATATTATCAAAAATCCCACCTACTCTGGCAGCTAAATGTACTACATGTGTTGGTTTTATTTCTTCATACATTTTAATTACTTGATTTTGGTCTGTTAAATCAAAGTCTTTTGAAGAAACATATGTAGCCTCTGGAAGAATTTTTTTTAAATAATTACTAACTAATCCAGAACCACCTGTGATTAAAATTTTTCTATTACCAATCATATTTAAAATATTTTAAAATAATCAAAATCGTCTTCATTTTCAAAAAAATCTAGGACTTGTTTAATACATTGGTCTGTATTGAAGTATTGCCACTGACCCCATCTACCTAAACCATATAAATTATAATCTTTAGAAAAATCTAAAATTTTTCTCATAGAATCTTTATATATTTTAGTAGGTAATGGGTATGAATATATATTTTCATGTTCATATAGTGGTTTACCGGCTTTCCATTTTTTATCATTAGCTAACCATCTTAATCTATTAATATCAGTCATAACACCACCCTTTTTACTATAAGGAGCAAAATTATGTATATAAAATTCTCTATGTTGTTCAACATCGTCACTTGGGATATATTTCCAATGAGCGTCATGTTCATAATGTTCACGTTGCCATAAAGATATTACATCACTAAGATATTCTAGATTTTTAAATTCACTATCATAATCAAAACCCTCTATCTCTATTTTTAATAATGTCCAAGGAACTGTATTAATAATTTTTTTAGTGACATAAGTTTCATTTACATGCCATAGTTTAGTTTTTGAGTCGTACCTCAATTTTTCTATATTAAAATTTAATTTAATATTCTCTTCTATAGGTTTTTTAATTGCGTCAAATACTGATTGAAATCCTCCGTATTTAGGGTAATAGAATGATTTATGACTAACAACTTTTTCAGTGAAATTAGAATCACGTTCTATTATAGATTTTAAAACTAATTTTATGTCTGTTTCTGGAATTTTAATTAACCAATCAGTGTTTAATTTACTTATATCCATACACCATAATTTTTTATTATATGGTATCATATAATTGTCAGCTATTTTGTCACCAAGATAATTTCTTATCCATGATTCAAAATTTTCGTATTTAATATCTTTACTAGCCGCATTAAGATATGAATATAGGTAGTCAACTTGTAAATCAGTAGGTAATTGCCATAAATTGAGTTCTATAGGGAATTGTACCGCATGGCCTTCTAAATCAATTAATACTTTAGTATCATACTTGTTAAAATCCTCTTTTGGGATATGTTCGAACACCCAATCAAGGACATCATCAAATTTTGAGTGTAGTACGTGACCACCACCTATATCTAGATAATGTCCATCAACAACTTTAGTCCTACAAAGACCTCCAGATTCATTTTCACCCTCTAAAACTAAAAAATTATTATTACCTAACTGTTGTAATCTTCTACCGGCCGCGACACCAGTAATACCTGCACCTAATATTAGGTAATCATATATTTGTTCTGTCATATTATAAGTTATTAATGAAATTATTTAATTCACCATATTTTATATAATATATGGGTGTTTTAGAAAAATTAAATGCTTCTGAGTGGTAAAAAATCTGATATTCATCCTTTGTCTCAAACTCATTCTGTGTTTTCTGATCTGTTATAATAATATTATTAACACAATCTTTATTAGACATTAATTGTGCAATTAAAGACCCACCAGACATTGTCCCAACAAAAAACTTACAATTTTTACCATTTAATAAAGACGCATATTCATTAAGGTTAACATTTATAATATTTTCACCATCACAAAAATTTTCAGTATCCTTACCAAAAATAAAAATTTTACTATATTTAAATTTTAATTTATTAATTATGTCTAACCAACCATCTTTACTTAAATTTCGGTAGTTAGCATATTTTCTAAATCTAATATGTATGCAACAATAATTCTCAGTTATTGGTAAATGTGTTATGTCTGTAAAATTTATTTTTTTTATAACTTCTAAATCACTCTCTAAAAATTCATACTCACCATTAACTATTCTAGGTATCATACCAGATCTTTCTTTTTCGGCTTTGTCACATAAATCAATAACGTTAGAATCTACATCTAATGTGATAAACTCTTCATATGACATTACATTATGCCAAAAACCTTCATAAAGAAACATTCTATCCTTTAATGTAACAATTATATCATCATTTTTTAGTTCATTTAAGACATATAAATGTTTAATATAAAGATGTGTTACCGCATATTCCCATCCTAGTTCAAAATATTCGTTAAGGTTACCACGTTCAGTATCACTAGTTACAGTACCTTCTTTATTTTTTTTACCTACAATATAATACATTTTAATTATTTTTTTTGAACCATTCTACAAATCTATTTAAACCATAATCTATACTATATTTTATAGGTGTGTTAAAATCTGTTTTTAATTTTGTTATATCCGCTTTAGCAAACATAATATCACCTTCTCTGTGGTAATCTGTTATTATTATTTTAGATTCACTATTAAGTAGTGATTTTAATTTTTCAGTAACCTGAATAATAGGTGTCTCCATACCAGTACCAACATTATATGTATTATAATTAGATTTATTATTAGTCATACATTCAATTGTGATATTTACAATATCTTCTACATAAATAAAATCTCTAGTAGGTTTACCATTATCATATATAGTAATATCTTCATTATTTTTAAATTTATTACTAAAAATACTTATGATACCTGTATAAGGATTTTTTAAACTTTGTCCATCACCGTATACATTTTGATATCTAAGTATTGTGTATGGTATTTTACAAGATGTTTTTATCAATAACTCTTGGGTTAATTTAGTAACACCATAAACAGATTTAGGGTTTAAGTTATAATTAGATTCTGAATTTTCATTATCACCATAAACCGCTCTAGATGAACTTAATATCACCTTTTTAACATCGTAATTACCACTATTAATTAATTCTAACATTATAGCAGTACCATCAATATTAGTTGTGGTATACATGTTAACTTCTTCCATAGATTGTCCAGTACCTGTTTCAGAAGCTAAATGTAAAATTATTTCTGGATTAAATGATAGTGCTTTAATCCAGTCATTATAATTTCTAACATCACCAATTACATAATTAACACCTTCTAATAAAATAGGGGTTTTACCATGTATTTGTTCTGATAAATTGTCTAAGATGATTATTTCATTATTATCTTTTAATTTTTCAGATATTTTAGTACCAATAAAACCAGCACCACCAGTAATTAATATTTTCATATTTTATTTTTTAGTAAATAAACACAATTTATTAAAACCGTAAAAAGTTTCAGGTAAGTCATACATAATACAATCATCTATATTATCAGTTAAATACTGATTTTCTTCTACTGTTAAAAATGGACTATTAAAAATTTTTGTTTTCATATAATTTTCAATAACCTCTACAGTAGATTCACCGTCATTAAATGACATATCATAACCGTACAAATCTTTACCTTGCCAAACAGATTTATCAGAGGTATGTAAATCCTCGATCCAGTACTGACCACCAGAGACTACATGTTTAAATAATGTACCTAAACTAATTTGTTGGTGATCTATTACATGTGACCCATCATCAATTATTAAATCTAATTTACCAGTATTTTTAACGACATTTTCTAAATCTTCTCTTTTAGATTGGTCACAAATGAAAGTTTTAACTCTTTCATTTTCATGTGGTGTTTGGTCGGAAATGTCTATAGCAAAAATATTTGCTTTAGGGAAGAAGTCATACCACATTTTTAATGATGGACCACTCCCTACACCTATCTCCAATAATTTTATTTCCTGGTTTGATAAAGGTTCAAAATAAGGGTAGTATTTAGGTGTGAAATGTAATCTAGGTCCATGGTGACCGTTAGAAGGTGCAACAGTACCTTTGTCTGATGCATATTTATTTGCTAATTCAGTTAATTTATCCATTAAAATTTTTGTTTTTATAATATGTTATTTCATTTAAGTGTTGTTCTTCTGTAACTTGGTTTGATACTTGATTGTCAGACATTCTTATAGTTACACAATATTCATTTACCATAATAGGGTCTCCGTATTTTTTACCTAACCTAATATGCATATCAGAATCATTTATTATTATAAGATTCTCATCAAATAAATCTGGATTTTCTTTATTGTTAATAAAGAATGATACACTAGGACAACCAAGTAAAGTCCTAATATCGTTATTTATTGTAGGCATTATGAATCTATCAGTAATTTTTGTGGATTCATAGAAATGGTTAAATCCTACACCACCCCACTTCTTGTCTGGATTATTATTTATATGTTCGTTAATTAAACTTAAAGTGTTTTCATTTGAAAACCAATCGTCCATATGCATAATTTTAATAAAATCACCTGTAGATTTTTTTATACCCTCGTTCATGTTAATTGAGCTGTTACCAATACCTCTTTCATTTTTATAGTAGGTTATATCGAAATCAAAAGTTTTTATAAAATCAAAAACTAAATTAGTTTTACTATGGTCTGAAATTATTATTTCATAATTAGTATATGTTTGTTTACGAATACTTTTTAATAATTTAGTTAATAATTCTGGAGCCAAACCTTTGTACTCGTAAGTAGGTATTACTATAGAAAATTTTACATCTTTACCCATGATTCTGGAATTAAATCTTTTGTGTCGTGGTTTAATAAATCACCAAACCATTTGTTAGGTGCTACCACTTTTTTATTTTTATTTTTATTTAGATAAGCTGACCACCAACTAAAAGTACTATTACATATAATATTATCTTTACATAAAGACATTACCCACATATCGATATAATCTTTATTACCCTCAATAAAGATGAAGTTATTATCTTTAAATGACTTTTTACACCAATCAATATCGTCAGAAAAAACCAAAAATTTAGTGTTTACTGGGAATTGTTTAATAGCTTTTTCATAGTAATCCAATTCACAAAGTGGGTGAAAGTTCTGGAGGTTTAAATAATCACCTCGTCTAACATGTATCGAACAAGTATCTTCTTTCAATATCTCACCGTACTTATCTTGTATGTATTTATTACATTCTTCACTTATTGAGAATAGGTCTAATATCTTATCTCTATTATGGTTAAAATACTTTTCACTTTGGAAATAGCCGTTTAATCTAATATTTTCTAAGTAAGGTATTTTATTATAATGAAAATATGGTTCATTATATTCGTTTTTAACATCAAAATTATTGAATTTAATATTTCTTAAAATATTATTTTCATAAGTACTTATATGTTTATGAACTTTAACACTATTATCCATATCAAAAACACATTCATCACCGTTATCTAATGCTAAAGAATAAGCTGAAGCTATTTGGAATAAGTAATTTCCTAATCCACCTCCTAAACTAGTTGTAACCATTTTAATTAATCCAATGCCATGTTTTTATATAATCTTCTAAATCAGATTTAGATAGATTATTAATCTTATTAAATTCATCAATATTTTGACCGTAGTATTTATGGTTAGGTGAACTATTCACAGTTCTTTCATGATCTAAATGATATAGTAACCCAGGTGATCTACTAACAATATAACCTAACTTTGATAGTCTATTTATTCTTTCATTATCCTCAAAACCCCATGAAATAAAATTTTCATTTTCTAATCCAGCTAAATTATATTTTTCTTTATCAAAAAAGAATGCTCCACCTAATGAATTTGGGTGTGCTAACTCTAAATCATTTTCATTTAAATCCTCAAATTTATTATCTGTAATTGACTGAAAGAATGTTTTAGGTACATTCATAAATTTACCACCATATGGAAAAACTAACGTATCACCTTTTTTTATTTTATTTACAGAATTAATATATTGTTGTTCAGGGAATACAACGTCAGTATCGTAATTACAGACAATTTTAGTTTTTGATAATTTAGTCATTAAATTAAGTATCAATGTTCTATGAAAATACTCACTATCTGTTTGATGGAACAC